TTACGTGGAGAGATCTCAAGAAAGATCGGTTATGCTCTTGCAGAAAAGTATGACAGACTAGCTTTCAGAGCTATTGCTAAAGGTGCAAGACAAGCTTCTCCTATCACTAAATCTGGTTTCCAAGAGCCCGGTGGTACACAGATCAGAGTTGGTTCAACAACTAATGATTCTGATGCTTACAATGCTGGTAATCTTGTAAACGCATTCTATGATGCAGCAGCAGCTTTAGACGAAAAAGGAGTAAATAGCGCAGGACGCGTCGCGGTGTTGAACCCTAGGCAATATTATGCCTTGATACAGGATATCGGTTCTAACGGTCTAATCAATAGAGACGTTCAAGGTACTGCATTGCAGTCCGGAAACGGAATCATTGAAATCGCTGGTATCAAGATATTCAAGTCAATGAACATACCATTCTTATCTAAGCACGGTGTAGCATACGGTGGAACAACAGGTGAAACATCACCTTCTAACCTAGGTGCTAACGTCGGTACAGCTATTGCAGATGGTAGAGCTTCAGTAACTGGTATCAACAACAACTATGGTAACTCTACAGACTTCAACAAGTCATGCGGTCTTATCTTCCAGAAAGAGGCAGCAGCAGTTGTAGAGGCTATAGGTCCTCAAGTACAGGTAACAAGCGGAGACATATCCGTGGTATACCAAGGCGATGTGATATTGGGACGCCTAGCTATGGGGGTAGATTTCCTAAACCCAGCAGCAGCAGTTGAACTTTATGTAGGTGCTACAGCGCCATCAGCATTCGGTACAACATACCCAGCTAACGCTTAATTTTTATTTTTATACGGGACCTTCGGGTCCCCTTTTTTTTACTTATGACTACACCAATAGCAACCGATACCGAACTATCCGCAGTTAATTCTATCTTGGGTAGCATAGGTCAGTCACCTATTACACAATTAAAAAACAGTTCAGGTGCATTGATTAGTACAAACCCAGAAATTTCATACATATACAATTTATTAGTAGAAGTTACTAAAGATGTACTGAATGAAGGGTGGCATTTTAACACTGAATATGGTATTAAAATCAGTCCTGATGCAAATAAAGAAATTAGTATTCCTAGTTCATACCTACGTTACGACGTACATGATGGACAAACAAGTAGACTTCTTGATGTAGTAAAGAAGGGTAATAAACTCTACGACAAAGTAAAGCATACATTTGAATTTACAAGTGATGTGTTAGTAGATGCAACTTATCTTTACGATTTTGAAGATATACCTTCTGCGTTTCAAAGATATATTATAGCTAAAGCATCTACTAGAGCAGCTACACAATTAGTTGGTGACGCTAATCTTGCTAGATTATTACAAACTCAAGAAGCACAGAACAGAGCAAACGTCATGGAATATGACACCCAACAAGGAGATCATAGTTTCTTCGGATTTAAACACGAACAAAACTACGACGCCTATCAACCTTACAAAGCATTAATTAGATAATGGCAAGTGTTACACAATTAGTACCTACATTAACCGGTGGCGTTTCTCAACAGCCAGATGAACTAAAAGTTCCGGGACAGGTTAATGTTGCAAACAATGTTTTACCTGATGTAACACATGGTTTACTTAAACGTCCCGGTGGAAAATTAGTAGCTTCTCTTAGTGATGGTACTAACAACTCAACTGCCAATGGTAAATGGTTTCATTATTACAGGGATGAAAATGAACAGTATATTGGTCAAGTTAGTAGAGCTGGTGATATAAATATGTGGAAGTGTAGTGATGGTTCAGAAATGACTGTTACAGGTGCTACAACTGCTATGACTAACTACTTAGCACATAGTAATGATGAGGACATACAGACACTAACCATCAACGATTTTACGTTCTTAACTAACAGAACTAAAACTGTTGCTATGGCTAATACTATAGAACCTCTAAGACCTCCAGAAATATTTATAGAACTAAAAACAATAAAATATGCAGCTCAGTATTCTTTAAATTTATTTGATTCTACGGCTACAACCTCAATATCAACAGCTACAAGAATTAGTGTAGATTTAGTTAGATCTAGTAATAACTACTGTACCAGTAATGGTCATATGGATACTCATGCAAATAGACCTAATAATAGTACTAGATGTGATGATGATGCAGGACCCGGGTCAGATGATTTAGGTCCTAATGTGGGAACTAGAATATTTGAAATAACAAGTGGAGCTACTTTAGTTGATAATGACGCTGTAGGTGGTACTTTAGATGCATCAGGAGACCCATCTAGTGATACTTCTTATAGTTATTTAGCAAATATTTACGGAAAATTATTTGGAGGAACTTACACTCAAGCAGGCACTACTGTTACTATTACTAGCAATGGGCATGGTTTATCAACTAATGATGAAGTGTATTTTGATTTTCTAGCTGGTGCTGGAGTTGACACAACTAAACAAGTAACTGTAGTTGATGCTAATACTTTTACATTTACAGCAGATGCGTCCGCTACACAGAGTTCAGCAGAAAATGTAAATTATGCTTTAAATAATGTACAAGGTAGAAGTAATTTATATTTTAGAATTACTACCACAGGGCAGTCTACGCCCGTAGGAAGTGGATCAAACGTAGAGTATAGGACAAGGTATAACACGACAAACGACCTCCTTTACGGGGGCGAGGGATGGCAGCAAGGCGATCATTTCTATGTGTTTATGAAAGATGGTTATTATAAAGTAACTATTGATGAAGTTAGCACGTCACAAGTACAAGCTAACCTTGGATTAATCAGACCTAACCCTACTGCTTTTGACACTAAAACAACAGTAACAGCAGAATCTATACTTGGTAGTCTTAGAGCAGATATACTAGCTACAGGAAACTTTAATTCTGTACAACAAATAGGTAACGGTCTTTATATTAGTAGAACTTCTAATGTAGTAAATGGTGTTGAGCAAAATACGTTTAACGCTTCTACACCAGTTAGCGACTTAATAAATGTAGTAGCTGGTGAGGTACTTACTGTAGATGATTTACCACGTCAATCAAAACATGGATTTGTTGTAAAGGTAGCTAATAGTGCAAACGAAGAAGATGACTATTATTTAAAATTCTTTGCCAATAATGGTTTAGATGGTGAAGGTGTTTGGGAAGAATGCGTAAGACCGGGAGATAAAACTAATTTTGATGCTACTACTATGCCATTACAATTAGTTAGAACTAATGCTACAACATTTACTTTGTCACAAGTAGCATGGGAAGGTGCACAAGTAGGTAATACTGACCCTGACGGTACAAACCCACAAGCTTCTTTTGTAGGAAAGACTATCAATAAAATGGTATTCTTTAGAAATAGGTTAGTAATGCTTAGTGATGAAAATGTAATTATGTCTCGTCCGGGAAACTTTTTTAACTTCTGGGCTAAGACTGCACAAACATTTTCTAACGTAGACCCAATAGATTTATCATGTAGCTCTACATATCCAGCTATTGTTTTTGATGCAATACAAGTCAATACAGGTTTAGTTATATTTACAAAAAATCAACAGTTTATGTTGACTACAGATAGTGATGTACTAAATCCTAACACAGCAAAAATAAACAGACTTTCTTCTTACAACTTTAATCATAAAACTAATCCAGTTAACTTAGGAACTACTATAGGATTTTTAGATAATGCTAATAAATATAGTAGATTCTTTGAAATGTCACAGATTAGACGAGAAGGAGAACCAGACGTTGTAGAACAAAGTAAAGTAGTATCTCAGTTATTTGAGAAAGATTTAAAGATTATATCTAATTCTAGAGAAAATGGATTGATATTATTTAGTGAAGAGGATACGCCTACTTTGTATGGTTACAGATATTTTGTGTCTGGTAATGAAAGAATATTACAAGCATGGTTTCAGTGGACTCTAACAGGTACTGTTCAGTATCATTGTATGTTAGACGACTCATTATATGTAGTAGTAAGAAATGCTGAAAAAGATCAGTTATTAAAATATTCTATTAAATTAGATGATAATGGTCATTTTGTAACTGCCGGAGAAGATTATCCTATACACTTAGATCATTGCACAAGTGTTACTACAGGTGGTGGTACTTACGATAGTGCAACTAATAAAACTACTTTTGCAAAACCTACAGGATTTGAAAGCTCTAGTAATATTGCAGCTTACGATACTGACTCTGGTACTAACTTAGGTAGATTTGCAGACGTAACTATTAATGGTTCTAACTTAGAAATAACAGGGAACTGGTCTGGAGAGACATTTCTTATTGGATATCAATTTGAAATGCAAGTAGAGTTACCTAAAATTTTCTTTACTTACAGAGCTGGTAATGCTACTAGAAGAGATACAAGATCTGATCTAATAGTACATAGAGTTAAATTTAATTTTGGACAAGTTGGATTTTACAAGATGGAAGTAAATAGAATAGGTAAACCTTTATTTACTCAAGAAGTAGAATCAACTCCCGCAGATGCTTACAATGCAAACAATATAGGTTTTGTACCAGATGTAACAGGAGTAGTACCTTGTTATGAAAGAAATAAAAATTTAATAATTACTGTAAAATCTAAACACCCCTCACCAGCTACGATAGTTTCGTACCAGTGGGAAGGTAAATACACTAATAAAAATTATACACGTGTCTAAATACATTCACCCAGCAACATTGGAGGCTGCTATTGCAGTGGCTTCCAATTTACTACCAGATGACTACAGAGAAATTACTGAAGGTCATGGACATGACCCTGAAAATGCATTAGTCGTAGGAATAAATAACTGCGACTCAGTGTACTTTAAGGTACCTGATGGTCAATTAGCAGGCATGGCAGGAGTATCTCCAGATGGAAAGATTTGGATGGTATGCACGCCTGCAATAGAAGACTACCCTGTTACTTTTGCTAGAGAAGCAAAAAGATATGTAGAGGGTAGAAAAGAAAAGTTATTATGGAACATTGTGGACAAACGCAATAAAGTACATATTAAACTACTGAGATTCCTAGGGTTCAAGCGGGTAAAGCTATTCTCGGTGGCATAGGTCAAGCCCAAGCAATCAAAGCTGAGAATCGAAGAAGAATTAGAGAGTATGAACGTGCACTAGAATTACGTAAGCGTAATTGGTACCAACAACTTTCTGTTTATAGCGCTAAAGTTAACAAATATAATATAGATCTAAACGAAAATGATCTAGCTGCACAACGTGGTTATGCTAAGGCACAGTCTAATTTACGTTCTTTAGAAGGTAGAGTTGTAGCTCAGAACGAAACAAAGTTTAGAGAACTTGTGTCAAAGAAACTAGGAAAACGCAGAGCTAGTGGTCAAACTGGTAGGTCAGTTAGAAGAGGTGAAACTCTTGATATGGCTTCCTATGGTAGATACACTGGTAGACAAGCTTTTGGTGTTTCTATGGCTAGAGAAAAGTTTAAAGAAAATGTAGAAAACATTAGAAGAAGACAAGTCAGTGCTCGTAGAGGTTTATTTTCTCAAGTAGCATTTAACCCAGTACCTTCACTAGCACCTAATCCTCCAGAACTAAGAGGCACAGGCATGGTTATGGCAAACGCTTTACTAGGCGCAGCAACTTCTATAGCAGGAGGTTTCGGTGGTAAAGATGTAGGAGCACCTGAAGGTTTAGGAGGAGGCATGGAAGGCATATATGAATTTACACCGGGCGATGTAAACATGGATGTATTTACTTCAGACATGGGAGGTATTGGCACTTTTAGTCCTTTTGATATGAATGTAAACGCAGTGCCTGACTTTAGTTTTTCTCCTATGGAGTTTGATACTAGCTTATTATTTTAAATTATGACAGACTCATTTCAAGGCGGTTCTTTTGAAGCCGAGAGGTCCGAAGATTATGTAGCTCCTT